CCAGCCATGCCAGGTAGAGCAGCACTTCGGCCTTGCCGGCAGCCTCGGTGGCGGTGAGGGCGATCGGGAGGTCGTGATTGATGAGGTTGATGGCCGATGTGTTCAGGCGCTCGGCGTACTGGGTGCCGGTGTCGTATTCGCGGGCAACGTCCAAGTGGTTGATCGAGACACGCACGGGCAGCTGCGAATCCATCTCGCGCGAGGTAGTGATCTGCACGCCTGGCTCGGCGCCATCCGGCCGGGCATCGAGGTCGGCGGCCGGGATGGTGGCAATGCTGGATCCGCCACGGGCAACGAAGACGATCTTGTAACCACGCTGGACGACGTCAAACGGCCATGCGGCGCGCAACGGCTCGAGAGCGCTTCGGATCGACCCAATGCTGCCGATCCGGTAGCCGCGCACTTCCTGAGTCAAGGCGGTGACATCGATGTCGGCGGGCTCGAGCAGGCCGGATTGCAGGCACTCCGAAGACACGATGTTTGACAGTGTCGTTTGAGACGGAGACACCATGTATGGCTGGATGGTCGCGGCGTGTGCCGCAACGTTGCTGACGACAGAGAAAATCGCACCGTTCCAGGTGATGCCGGTCCATTCTTCACCGGTCGACGGCATCGCGTAGGTCGTCCAGGTAATCCCGTCCGAAGACACGGAATAGGCGGAAGTGCTGGTCGCGACGAATACCGAGCCATTGCTGCAAATGGAATTGATGCCTCCTGGAAGACTGCCCGCCCCGTTGTGGTGTGTCCAGGAGATTCCGTCATCAGACACGAACGTCCCGGAGTCACCACCACTGCATGTGAGACAGAAGCGCGTGCCCTTGACGGCGATCGCGTTCCACGACCCACCGGTTACTGCCCCGCGAGCCGTCCATGTTCCGGCAGTACCGGTCGGTGACGACCAGATGGTGTTGGCGCCGAACTGCTGTCTGGTTACCCAGAGTGAACCATTCCAGGCAATTGTCTTCCCGAAACTCCCGGACGCAGGCGCCGTTTCTGCGATCCAGGTGATGCCGTCTGCGGATGTCGCAAACGGCTGGGTATCGCGGATCGCCAGGAACTTTGAGCCGTTCCACTCAACCTGCGTGGTATAGCCGCCACTCGGCAGGGCGCGCGCGGTCCAGGTGATGCCGTCCGGCGATGTGTAGACGTTGGCAGTCGATCCGACCACCACGAATACCGTGCCATTGGTAGCGATATCCTGCCAATAATCAGATATTGGCAGCGTGCGGGCGGTCCAGTTGATACCGTCCGGCGATGTGGCGCACACGTTGGAATTGAACGCCACGCTGCAGTACATGGAGCCGTTCCACGCCGTCGCCCTCCAGTGAATAGCGCTGGGCATCGATCGAGCAGTGACCTGGTAGGTATAGATTGCAGCAAGCTGCATCACTTCGACCTTGACCTGCGCGCCCAGCAGGCTGTTGCCGTACTTGGCCAGCTGGAGGTCATAGAAGACGACGTAGGCCAGGCCGCGATAGGCGGGCGTGTTGGCTGCGCCGAGGGAAGCCTGCATGCGCGGGTCGGGCGCCTGGTCATCGGTGCCGAGGTATACGGTGAATCCGTCGGCGGCGGCGTTGCTGGCGGCGATGGTGTCCGGGTCGCTGCTGCCGGCGTCGTAGAACAGGTCCGGTCCGATCCAGATGCGGCGCACGCCGACGATGGCCGCGCCCTTGGAGCGGGTGTCGTCGAGGCCGACGGCGAATGTGGCGCTGTAGGTATAGACGCGCGTGGTGGTCTTGCTGCCGCCGCCCTTGCCGCCCGACTTTTTCTTGGTGACGGTCTCGGTAAGCTGGTTGTTTTCCAGCCAGAAGACGTTGCCGATCACCGTCACCGTGCCGTAGTTGCGCGGGATGACGGCGCCGTAAGTGCTGGTCTGTACCGAGAGATCGGAGAGGCGCGGGCCTTCGACGGTGAGGCCCGGGTCGAGGTAGCTGCCGATGCCGATGCCGATCTGTGCGCCGTACAGCGCGCCGGTCGGGCCGCCGCCGATGAAGAACCCGGCGATGCCGCCAACGAGTCCGCCGACGGCCTGGCGTGCGCTGCTCATTCAGTCACCCCTGCAAAGCGATAGACGCGCACGATGCGGCGCGCCCATTTGTTGTCGAGGATGTGCTCACAGCACTTGCCGACCGAGGCGTAGGCATGCACGACGCTGTCGCCGGTGAGCACGGCAATGTGCTGCGGCTCGTTGGCGAAGCGCATCAGCAGCAGGTCGCCGGGCTGGCGGGATTCGATGTCTGGCACGCGCACGAGGTGCGGCTGCTGGTCGAGCGTGGATTCGAGCTGGCCGTTGGCGGGCGTGCGACCGTAGCCGGTGACGTCGAGCACCTCGCATCCGCAGGCCTGGGCGACGTGCAGTGCGACGCCTGCGCAGTCAAGCCCTGTCTCGATGCTGCGCCCCTGGTGGCGGAATGGCGCGCCGAGGCACTGGCGGGCGGCGGCGATGATGTCAGAGGCGGTCACGCGGCGCCCTGCCCGAACTTGGCATAGGTGCTCGCCGTGGGCACGTTGGTGAATCCGCCGAAGTTGAGGATGTTGGAGCCGCCGACGCGGGCCTGGCAGGCGGCGAGGGTTTTGCGGCAGCCGCGGATGGCGGTATAGGCGTCGCCTGGCGATGGCAGGTAGTAGAAGGGCTCGAAGGTCTCGAAGGTGCCGCTGGCGAAGCTCTTGACCTCGAGCGGCTTGAGTCCGGCGTTGGCGCCGGTGGTGAACTGGATTGTGCCGGCGCCAAAGGCGTCTGCGGCCTCGCCGCGGCCGCTGTCTGTGACGATCGATGCGCTGGTGACGCTGGTGATGATGCCGGTAACGGTGTTGGCGGCGAGGCTTGCCTTGCAGCCGCCGAATTCCTGGCCGCAGAAGGTCTTGGGGCACGATGCGCTGTAGGTCGCGCCGACGGTCTGGTTCAGGGCGTCGATGAGCGAGACGCCGCCGATCTGGTAGCGATCGTCGAGCAGCGTGGCCTTGCCGAAGACGCCCGCGGTGATGGGCTCCTCGTCTTCGGCCGGCGAGGTCCAGTCGGTGGCGAAGACGTAGCAGCGGGCGCCGTCGAACAGGCCGCTTTTGATCGCCGCGCGGCTGACGCCTGCGAGGCCGGCGATGCCTTCGATATCGATGCTGGCCGGCGAGAACGAGTCGGTGCTGGCGTAGCCGGTGAATTCGTAACCGGAGGTAGAGAGGTAAGTGTGGCCGCCGATGACCAGGTCAATCGGGTGATCGGTGAGGTAGATGATGGAACCGGACTCGGGCTCGATGCGCAGGCAGAGCACGCGGTAGCGGTAGTCGGCGACGGCGGGTTTCATGGGACGAGAAGCTCCCGGATTTCGATGCTGCCACAGTCACGCACGGTCTTGCTGAGCGATGCGACGTCAATGGCGGAATTGAAGCGGCACGGAAGGTCGAACTCGAAGCCGGCGGTAACGACATCGCCGCCGCTCGGCGCTGGGGTGAGGGTGACGCGTCCGGTGGTGTCGTTGACGCTGATGCCGGAACCCAGGGGCGTGCCGTTGACGGCGATCTTGACGGTGGCGGCGACGGGCTTGTAGATGGTGCGGGTCGGCAGGCCGATGCCGAGCGGGGTGGCGCCGCTGCCGTACTGCTTGAGCAGCTGGTAAACGCCGGACGAGATGTAGGTCGTTGGCTGGTCGATGGCGGTTGGCGTTCCGGTATGGGCGTTGGTGCTGAAGTCGTCGTAGCAGCGCACGCGAAAACCGGCGTACTTGCCATAGGCTCGGTGATAGAGGGCGAGGACGCGCGCGGCGAGGTCGTCGCGCAGCAGGGTGAAATCGACCAGGAAGGTGCGCACCGGGAGCGAATGCACGAGCTTGCGGTATTCGGCGCCGGCGGCGGTCTGCGTGATCTCGACGGTGTAGTCGTCCGAGTAGCTGGCGCCCATGCGGACGTCGACCGGCAGGCGCTCTTCGAGGAATTGCCCCATAAATTTTCCCTATGCGTAGCGTTGCGCGCCGGCAAGCGCACCGAGGACGCGCCGCGATATTTGCCCGGCCGCCCGCCGGCCGTCGGCCTCGTTGGTGACGCCGTTGAGGGTGATGTTGAAGGTATGGCCTCCGCCACTGGCGCGCACGCCGAGCTTGCCGCCTGCGCCGCGTTCGAGCGGCAGGATGGCTTCGGGGCCGGCTTCGCCCATGATCCCGGCTCCACGGGCGAAGGCGAACAGGGTGGGCCTGCTGACCACCTGGCCGGAGTATTGCGAGAGGCTGGCGGAGTTGTAGACGCCGCCGTCGGCGTTGCCGATGAGCTTGCCGAGCGATCCGAGCCAGCCGGTGCCGAGTCCGCCCTGGCTGAGGTCGCCGAAGATGCGCTTTGTGAGGTCGGCGGCGACGGCCTGGGCGATCATCTGCTTGATGACGTTTCCGAAGCTCTGCAGCATGCCCTGCATGCCGTCCTTGAAGGGGTCGAAGAGGAAGTCGGCGAAGGCGCTCTGGATGTTGCGCGCGCCGGACTTGGCGAACTCGTTGAGAACGTCGTCGGTTTCCTTGACCTTGTCGGTAATCTTGATGAAGTTCTCGCCGGCCATGGATGCGGCGCGGCCGAAGGTGTCCATGCTGATGGCGCCGGCATCGAGCAGGGAGACGAGATTGGCCAGCTCGATGTCGAGCGCTTCCATGGGCGTGCGGGTCGCGGAGAACACGCGCTCGCCTTCTGCGAGGACGGCGAGGCGCTGACGCCAGGCGTCGGCTTCTTCGGCAGCGGCGTCCTTGGCGGCCTTGATGTTGTCGAGAATCTGGGCGTAGCCGCGCGCCAGTTCGAGGTTGCCTGCGCTGGCGGTCTTGTACTTGCCGTCGGCAATGGCGAGTTCGAGCTTTTCGACGTTGGACAGGTCTTGCGTCGCGCGCACCTGATCGCGCAGTTGTTCGACGAGGCGCTGGCCGTCGTCGATGGCTTTGGCGACGCGGCTGGACGATCGGGCCGGTTTCGGCACGTTGAAGTTGGGCGCGGCGGTCTTTCCAGGGCCGGAAATCTCGCGCCCGCGGCCTTCGTTGCTGTAGTCGCTGAAGGTCTGGTTGGCGTTGCGGATGCTGGCTGCCCAGGAGTCGATCGCCTTGCGGTTCTTCTCGGCGTCTTCGCGCATCGCCTCGCCGATGTTCGAAAAGCCCTTGAAGTCGAGCCGGGCGAGCGCGACAAGCTGCGCGGCCATGCCGCCGATCTCGGTACCGATGGCCTTGAAGACGTAGGCCACGTTCCCGCCGGCTACGATCAGCTCCTGAAAGACGTCGACCAGGAAACCCATGTAATCGGCGCCTTTGCTGCCTTCCTTGGAGATGTCGACGAAGCTGTCGGCGAGCTGGTTTAGGGTTGGCAGCAGGGCGGAAGCGGCCTGCTTGGCGATGGCGCCGAATGACGTGTTAATGCGCGTCATCTGGTCGTTGAACTTCTCGGCAGCCTGGGCGGTTTGTGTGGAGATGACGATGCCGAGGCGTTCGGCTTCATCGCCCATCTGCTTCAGACCGGCCGATCCGGAGTTGAGCAGCGGTATGAGGTCGGCGCCGGACCGGCCAAAGATGGCTTGCGCCAGGGCGGCCTTGGCTGCGGAGTCCTCGTAGCTGGCGAACTTGTCTGCGATATCGTTGAGGACGTCGCCTGCGCTGCGCAGTTTGCCATTGGAGTCGGCGACAGAGACGCCGATGGCCTTGAATGCGTCGGCGGCTTCTCCTGTACCGCCAACGGCCTCGGCCATGTTCTTGGAAAGCTTCTTGAGACTGGTAGCCAGACCTTCATTGCTGACGTCGGCGAGGCTGCCGGCGTACTCGAGCTTGGCGAGGTTCTCGACGGTCTCGCCGGTGCGCTGCGAGAGTTTCGAGAGGGCGTCGGCGGCGTCGATGGACGACTTGACCATCTCGGAAATCGCGCCAACGGTGAAGGCGCTGGCCAGGCCGACGAAGGCATTGCCGATGACGGAGGATGCGCTGGAGAAGGCGTTCTCCATCTGCCTGGCGCTCTTTTCGGCGAGGCCGCCGACCTTGGCGAGGTCGCGCTCGATGTTGGCGAGCTTGGCGACCAGGTCGATCGATAGCGTTGCAATGGCCATTATTCGGCGCTCCGTGTGGCGTTCTGGTGGTCGCGGATGGCGACCAGTTGTGTGATCAGCAGCTCGGGGTCGGTCACTCCGAGCATTTCTACGACGACCGGCAGGGCGGCCCAGTCAATGCCGCCCATGATGTTCCAGGCCTGGACGGCGATTGCGATGGGCAGGGGGGCATCCTGGCCTGGCTGGAGTTGCTCGGGGAGTGCGCGCTCGTCCAGCCAGGCGGTCAGTTTTTTAGGGCCGACTCCAGCTCGCGGACGTGGGCGCCGAACGCGTCGACAACCGCGCGGGCGATGGGCTCGAAGAGGTCCGGGCGGTCGGCCAGCCACTCGGCGCACGCGGCGGCGTCGAAGGCGAGCGGGTGCGGGTCTCCGCCGGGAACGATGTCGCCCTCGGTGACGTTCTCCCAGCCGACGACGAACGAGAGGATGCCGCGCGCAACATTGCCCTTGCGCAGCTTTTCCTCGTGTTCGAGCGGCGTCGGGCGGCGAACGACGAAGACGAACTTGCCGAGGGTGACCCGCTTCTCGCGGGCCTTGAGCAGCTTCTGCAGCAGGGCGCTCATGATCAGGACCCGTAGTAGGTCGGCGTGCCGTTCATGGTGATGACGGTCGGCGTGGTCACCAGCTGCTGCGCCGATCCGCCAGGCAGGAGCGCGGCGCCGACGTAGCCGGCAAACAGCATCTTTTTGCCGCCGGCGCCGAACGTGAATTGAAACACGCGCTTGGCCTGGTTGTCGGATGCGGTCTTCAGGGCGAGCAGGCCGGTGTCGGTCACGTCCCAGATGTGATCCATGGTGAAGGTCGTTGCCTCCGGCAGGCCAGGAAGCTGGCTCTTGGCGTTGCCGTGGATCGTGGTCGAATCGATGAATTCAAAGTTTCCGCCGCTGGAGTTGATGCTGGTCGCGGTGGTGATCGAGGTACCGAGGGTGACGAGCTCGACGGTGCCGCTGCTGAAGGTGTCGAACAGCGTGGTATCGACTCCCTCAAGCTCGAAGGTGTCGGTCGTGACGTTGGCGACGCGCACCGGCTTGTCGTTGAGCTGGTACATGCCGGAGATGGTGAGGAATACGATGTTGCCGTTGCTGTAGCCGTGTGCCGTCGAGGTGACAACGCCAGGGTCGGCCTTGGTGATGGCGGTGATGGTTTTTGCAGCAGCCAATGCCGATTGCATCGAAACTGCTACGTTTTTCCAGACTGTGGGAGTCGGCATGGTAGTGCTCCAGATAAAAAGCCCGCTTTGAGCAGGCTGGTTGGTGAATGGGTTGTCGGGGTTGTCGGGTCAGGCGGTCAGAAGACGTGGAACCAGTCGACGTCGATGGATGTTGCGAAAAGTCCGGTTTCGGTATCGATGCCTGCCGATCGGTCTGCGGCTTGGTGATTGGCTACGACCAGTGCGGCGGCGATGGCGTCGGCGGCGCTGTCTGCCTGGGCGCGTGTCTTGCTCCAGGCGGTGATGCTGAACCGCACCTCTTCGGCCAGGGTGATGCCGTTGATGGTGGTCACCGGGGAGGTGTTGGCGCGCTGATAGACGACCGCTGGCGGGGCCTTGTCCTCTGGGATGGCGTCGGGGTATATCCTGGTTCCGACGATGGTTGCAAGCGCGCTGCTGGCTGACAGGGCGGAGAAGAGGTCGGTTTCGGCGCTCATGCGGGGCCTTTGCGGCGGCTGAACTTTTCGATGGCGGGGATGACGGCGGCTTCGAATACGGAAAGGGCTTCGGGCAGCTTGTCGGCGGCAGGGCGAAGGAACGGGCGGGCGCGCATCTTGCTGGTGCCGAATTCGAGGAAGCGCCAGTAGAACGGGTCGTTCGGGCTCTTGGCGCCGCGCTGCGATGCCTTGACGAAGGTGCGCACGCCGCCGCTGCGCTTGTACTTGGCGCCGGCTGCCGGGCGAACGTTGATGAACACGCCGATATCTCCTGCTCGGCGGGCTTCCTTGCTGGTACGCACGCTGATGCGCTTGCGCACGAGTCCCCGCGTGCGGTACGGGGCAGGCGTTGCGAGTACCGGGGCGGCGGACTTGGCGGCGGTGCTGACGACGCGCGCCGCCTTGCGCAGGGCGCTGAGAAGCACCTTCTTGCGCAGTTGCGTGGTGAGCTCGCCGAGAGCGCGCTTGAGGTCGTCGACGCCTTCGATTCGGATGCTATTCGAGGCCATTGCGGATCCCGCTGCTGGCGAGTATTTCGACGGTATGCCGCCCTGCCCCGACGTCGACGACGCTGATGATGTCGTAGGGTTCGTTGTCCCAGATGACGCGGTGCGCCTGGCCGATGTCGGTACGGTAGCGGACGCGGAAGCGGACATCTGCGGCGTACTGGGTCTGCTGCGCGGCGAAGAACTCGCGACCCTTGAGCGGCCAGACTTCTGCCCAGATGGCGTTGTCGGCGGTGTCGGTGATGACGTTGACCCAGGAGATGATCTCGTCGCCGGCCGCGGCGCGGGTGACGCTTTTCTGCTCTATCCTGATGCGGTGACCGGCGCGGCCTGCGTCGAATGCCGGCGCCTGCATCACTGGTAGATCCTCTCTGGGTCGAGCAGGGCGTCGAGGAACGGGAGAGCGGCAAGCGCCTTGTCAGCTATGCCGGTGCGATGCTCGTACATGGTGCCGACGGCGATGAGGATCCACTGCTTGATTGCGGTCGGCACGTCGGCGGCGGACGGGCCATAGCCGGCGGTGAAGCGCACACGGACACTGTTGGCGGTGGCGCGGGCGCTTGGCCAGGTGGTGCCGTAGGCTGGCAGCAGGTAGCCGGGTTCGGTGTCGGCGTCTAGTGTGTAGGCCAGCGGGTCAAGAAGCGTGTCGGCGCCGGAATCGTCGAGGTAGTAGACGGAAATAATCGACAAAGGCTTGAACTTGCCGAGCAGGACGGCGCCACCAGCGAAGTATTCGAGCGTTCGCTCCCATGTCTGCGTGATGAGCGGGCGCCCGATCTTGTGTTCGCAGGCTTCGCGGGCGGCAACGATCAGGGCGGTGATCAGTGTGTCGTCTGCCGTGCCGTCGACGCGGCAATGGGCCTTTGCCTGGGCGAGCGTGACGGGCTCGGTTGATGGGTCGGTGATTAGCGTTAGCGACATAGGATTTGCCAGACGATCAAAAGGCAATCTTGCCGGTAGCTCGCGAAACCCATTCGCCGTCCCATCGCAGGTAGATGTCGCCAGGGCGGTCATATGTCGCGTTCTCAATGTCGCTAACAGTGACTAGCTCGCCCCCGTTCGCTACAAATACATCAAGGGCAGCTAGCAAATCACGCGCATAGCGTGTCGTATTAGAGCTATCAGGCGGTGGAGAGTCGAAAGTCCCCTCAAACCGATGGAAATAGAAATATCCCCATTGCTTTGCAGCCACCACCATTTTAATGGCCGATTCTATCGGAGACCCGGAATAACTGTCCTTCGTCGTTGGGGTGTTGCCTCCGCCTGCGACGAATCCTCGATTGTATCTGCCGAATAGAGGAATATAATGCTGCGGCCCCGTGTAATAAATAGACCCCGAACGACCGCCAGACTGGAAAGGGTCCACCCCGTATATATCATCAATGACAGCCCCTCTACTGCCTTTGACGCCAAGTGAATTCAGCAAAGACCCCATGTTTGTAATCAGATCGGACCGTGTATCTGCATTCTGCAAAAACGCAGTCCATCGCTGCCCAGGGCCGCCGAGTTTTTTGGCCGCCATCAGCTGACGGCTATTTGCCATCGCAAAACGTATCTCTGCCGCCGTTGCCGTAGGATCAACAGCGACGCCGTTGAAAGGGTCTTTTGCCAGGTGCGTTGTGATGTCCCATCCGGCGTCTCGGTATCTCTTGAACCACGTATCATCGCCAATTCCACCATCCTGATTTGGCCAACGTCGGCGCGACAAGCAGCCACGCCAGCCACGCGACAACATCTTGTCGCCAAGCTCAGTAAAAAATGAGGAATATCCGCCGTCACCGTTGATTGTGATACGTGGCTTATCCCATTCCGGGCAATAGACACGGGAGAAATACATGGTTGCGGCGGCGGTTGTGATGATGGTAATGCGTACTGCCTTAATGGTGACTTCCGGGTTATTTTCGTTCCATGTCACCGGCGCATTGATGTCTCCTGTCTTAAACCATCTATCGCACCAGTATGTGCGATACTGGTCTAGCCATTTTGTTGCAGTGAATAGCCCACAGGTATTGCCAAACTGAGATGCCGATGCAGAGTTTACTGGCCAATAGTTGTATCGTTTTGACCCTGAGTTCGTCAGCGTATCTTCCTGCAAGGCCATATAAATGCGGTCGAAGTTTGCACCGTATTTGAGACGCCAGGCAATTTGCGGGAACGCCACCGGATAATCCGGCCCGGATTTGAATTGCAATATGATCTCTTTTGTGCCAACTGCTCCGGCAGTGGCTATCTTTATTACTCGCCCGCCGAATTCGTCCGGCTCATCCTCTTCCGTGACTGTCACACCAACTGGAATAGAGCTGGCAGCCAGATCAATACTTCCGGCTGATGCAATCTCGCGATTTATCGGCAATGGGAACGTAGCTGCACCACCGATCTCTGACAAATAACCGGAAAAAGCCGACGAATTAGCATCAGCCTCACCCGCCGGACCATCGATGTCATTGCTCGCATAGCCAATCGACACAAGGCGCGCATTCTCGGTTAAGCCGAAATCCTGCAGCGAATCTTCGCCGTAGCCATTCCACGTTTGCAGCATTCTGATCTGTGCCATTACTCGCTCCTGCGGCCGCGCTTGGCGGGCTGGGTGGCTGGGGTTTCTTGCGCTTCGACTGTCACCGCTGCGGGCGCCACGTCGAGGTATTTGGCAGCGTTGCAGTCGTTGACGAGGTGATCGGCAAAGGCGTCCGAGGTCTGGAGGATGTCGCCTGTCTGCAGGGTGCCGTGGGTGCTGGTGATGACCATGCCGGTGATCTGTACGCGTGCCATTGCTGCTCCTTGAAAACCGGCCGAGGCGGACCCCGGCCGGGGTGTTTGCTGCTGCCTGGTTAGGCCGGGGTGAGGTCGCCAGCGCGGACGGCCGCGGGGCGCTCGGTGGCTAGGGCGAGACGCCGCGTTGCCAGCAGGGTGACGAGCTGCTTGGTGAAGTTGTCGTCATCGCTGTCGGACAGCTGCACCATGACGTCTTCGCGGTTGTGGATCATGCTGGACTGCGAGAAGTTGCCAACGGCGACGTTGTCGACGGTGACGCCCACCGAGGTGATCACCGGCGTGCCCCAGAGGCGTGGCGTGCCGCCGTCAGCGTAGGAAAGCAGGGTCTGGCCGGCAGCGGTGGTGAGCAGGTCGATCTCGATCTGTGCCCAGTCGGCGGGGTTGAGCAGGATGCCGTCCGGCGCGTCGCCCGCGGCTTCGAGGTCGCCCTTGATCTTGCGGATGAGAACGAGCTTTTTCAGCGTGCTGCCGAGATCCGCATTGGCGTAGCCGTGGGCGGTGAAGTTGCCGGTGTTGAAGATGCCGCTGATGTTCGGCGGCGTGCCGTTGCCGGCGCACAGCGCGGTTTCGACCTTGCGGTTGACACCGTAGCGCATGCGGGTATCGACGTAGGCAGCCAGGGCTGGAGCGTCACCGGCAAGCTGGCGACTGATCTTGAGCCAATGGGCGACGTTGCTGATGGGCATGTTGACCAGCGTCCAGGTCAGCGCGGATTCGGCAGCGTCCGTGCTTTCTGCGACTTCCGCGGCACTGTTGGTGAATACGTTTTCCTTCGTAAACTCGATGGCGTTGGAGCTGGTCGGGGTGCTTGGCAGGAAGGCTTCGAGCGTCAGCGGGGCGAATGCGCCGCGAACGACGTTACCCTGGCGGGCGGGGGCGACGTTGGTGTCGCTGCCGGTGATGGTGTTCTTGACCTGCATTGAGAACTTGCTGGTCTGGCGCTGCAGGAAGGCATCGTAACCGGCGCCCTTGACGAACTGCTCGCCCCAGGTGCTGATATTGGTCGTTTCCTGCTGCTGCACGCCGCGCTGCTTGATGGCGAGGATTTCGTCAGCGAGTTCGCGCTGTTTGGTGCCGAGGGCTTCGAGTGCGGATTTGGTTTCGGCGGACTGCGTACCGGCGATCTTGCCTTCTTCTTCGGACTTCTTGGCGAAGTCGTTCAGCTTTTGCTCGATGCCATCGAGCATGGTCATGAGCTCTTTGTTGACGTCCATGTTTTGGACTCCCATAAAAAAAGCCGCTTCTGGCGGCTTGGGGTTGTGGATGCAGGGGGCTATTTGAGGGAGCGCGTGATCTGCTGCAGGCGCTTCATCACGGCGGCTCTTGTTCGCTCGTCTTCCGCTTCAGCATCCCGCTGATAGATGGATTTCGCGCGACTGGCGACTGCCTTGGCCAGCGACCTGCTGAAGCCCCCTGCATCCCGCAGGAAGTATTCGAGGTCTCGTTCGGTGGCGATTTCGTCAAGGCCTTCGGCCTTGACGCTGGAGAGGTCGATGCGGGCTGCGCTGTCTGCCGGGAAGGTAACGATGGATACTTCGGCGACGTGCGATACCTTGCGGATGATGCGCCCGCCGTTTTCGGTGTCTTCCCAGTCGCCCTTCTTGAGCATGTAGCCGATCGACAGGCCGTCGACGGTGCCGTGCTTGAGGGCGGCATGGGCGTCGGCTGCCTGGGCCATTCCCGGGGTCAGCTCGCCTTCGACGTAGAATCCGTGGTCGTCTTCCTTGGCGGCAATCCATTTGCCGACCGGCAGCGCGTAGCTGTCATGATTGACGAACATCTTGGGCTTGCCGTGCTCGCGCAGGGTGTAGGCATACGCGCCCTTGATGATGGTGTCGCCGTGGGAATCGACGCCACCGAATACGCTGGCGTATCCGCTGAATCGCCCGGCGCCGCTCTCGTCGAGCTTGATCTGGCAATCACTGAGCGGTAGGGATTTGTGCTGTAGCATCGGTGGCTCCTGCTGCTGGGCTTGTTTGCGTGCCGAGCTTGTCGAGCGGCACGAGGTTGGTCTGGGCGGTGAGTTGTTCGCTGCCGTCGATCGGCGGCAGGTTTTCGAGCTGCCGGCATTCGGCGCGGGTGTAGATGCCATTCTGCGTGGCTTGAGCGTAGATGGCCATGCGGTCCTTGAGGTTGGATCGCAGGAGGGCGTCGAGGCTGAATTCTACTGTCTGGCGGGAGCGCTGCGCCGGGGTCATGACGCGCTTGCGGATGGCCTGCTGGATGTTGACGAGAGCTGGAGCGATGGTGAGCTTGACGAAGCCTTCCATGATCTGCTCGATTCCGCTGCCCCATGTGGTGACGTTGGCGTGGTTGATGAGCACGGCTGGCACGCCGAACCAGCGGCCGATCTCTTCGACGCCGAATTGTCTGGTTTCGAGTAGCTGCATTTCTTCCGGGTTGAGGTTGATCTGCTGGTATTTCATGTCGGCTTCGAGGACGAACAGGCGGCTGGTGCCGCCTTCGCTCATGGCTGAGAAGTTTTCCTTGATGGCTGCCCGCTGCTCAGGCTTGAGGACGCGATCGATCATGAGGACGCCGCTCGGCTTTCCGCCATTGGCGAATAGCTTGCTGGCCGACCGCTGGGCGCTCGATGCTTCTGAGGTCGTCGCGCGCATGTAGTCGAGCCGGGCGAGACCCATGGTGCCGTTGCCCATTTCCTTGAGGTGCAGGACGTTCTCGGCGTCGAGCACGGCGAGATCCTGGCCGACTCGGTACTGATAGACCAGGTGGCCGTCTGGCAGGACGGTCAGCTCTACCTGGTCGGCTGGCATTGGCTGCAGGCTGTAGGCTTCGCCATTGGCGCTGCGGTCTATACGGGCGTAGGCATTGCCGCGCAGGAGGAGGTTCAGGAGCATGGCAGACCAGAATTCGAAGGGCGTCATGCGGCCATTCGGGCTGTCGTGCAGGAGCTTGTATAGGCTGGATTCGCGGGCCAGGGTGCGGGCGCCGTTCTTGCCGTCGTCGTAGACGAACAGCGGCAGGCTGGCGATGGTCTTGGCGATGCGCTCGACGCATGCCCATACCGCTGAGAGCTGGAGGGCGCCATCGACGGAGATACCAGGAAGGTCTTCGACGATCGAGACGGTTGGACGGGCCGTCTGCTTGCCGAACAGTGACGAGAGGGCGCGGGAGATGCCACCGAACAGGCCGCTGGTGATTTGGGTGAAGTTCATTCAGCAGACCTGGTCAGGCAACAAGCGGAAAATTGAGGAAGTCATCTACGTTCTCGGCTGCCGGGACTATCGAGCGCGCCTTGGCAATGATGGTGGCGACGGCGGCGTCGATCTTGTTCTGCGGGCGCTGCTTCCTGGGGAAGATGTTGTCGTTGCGGTCTTCCTTGCATTCGACGTTGGAAAGCTGCCAGACGTAGGCTGGATTGGCGTCGTGGTGGAAGCGGCCGGCATCGACGAGCGCGGCGATGGATTTCATCGGCTCGGAAAGGTGACGGACCTGCATGGGGATGTCGACCACCTGGAAGCCCTCTTCCTGCAAGTTCGGGGCGATCTCGCGCGAACCCCAGGCGTCCATTGCGATCTCGCCAATGACGACAATCTCGGCGGCCTCCATGAGGTCGTCCTGGATCTGGCGCAGGCTGATCATGTTGCCAGGCGTGGTGAGGATGTGGCCGCTGGTGACCCACGCCTGATAGTGGGCGTTTTCGGGCTTGTCGACGGCAGCTTCGGGCAGGTAGTTTCTGGAAATTGCGGTGTAGTGGTCCTCGCCGTCTCGCTCTTCTCTGAAGAGGAATACGGCAGAGGCGATATCGATTTTGCTGGCGAGGTCGAGGCCGACGACGCAGTCCTTGCGGCGCATGCTTTCGAGGGTGATGCTAGGGTCTCCTGCCTGCTGCAGCTTGTGCAGGTTTAGCCATGGTGATGCGGCGGCTACCCATTGATTGAGGTGCTTGGTCTTGAAGGTGTTCTGCTTGCGCGGGTCTGCCTGGGCGTCGCGCTGCTGGAACTTGAGGAAGTCTCCGTCGACGCTTACGCCGTAGTTTGGGTTGGCTTTGAGCAGTGCTTCTTCGGTTGTCCAGTCGTCGCCTTCGTCGATGCCGAAGATGATGCCGAATCTCTGGTCATTTTCGACGACGCCCTCGAGGATCTTCTGCAACTCCTGCTGGTGCATGTAGCACGGGCCTGAGATGTCGGTACCGGCGGTCGTGATGACGAGCATTAGGGGCTGTGAGCGGGCGCCCATGCCGGTCTGCATGGTCTCGTACAACTCAGTGGTCTTGTGCTCGTGGTATTCGTCAACGATAGCGCAACTGGGTGAGGCGCCGTCACCAGGCTTGCCGATGACGGGCTCAAATTTGCTGTTGGTGTCGATCACGGAGAGGTTCGAGGCGTTGACGCGCACTCCATAACGATCGAGAAAGCGCGGGGTTGCACGCGCCATGAGCAGGGCTGGGCGGAACACTTCGAACGCCTGGTATTGCGAGGTGGCCCCGGAATAGATTTCGGCGCCGAATTCGCCATCAACGGCAAGCATGAAGTTTCCGATGACGGCAGCCAGGGTTGATTTTGCGTTTTTGCGGGGAACAAAAAGGTCTGCGACACGAAAACGGCGCTTGCCTGTGTCGCGATGAACCCATCCGAAAACGCTGGCCAAGCAAAACACTTGCCAGTCTTCAAGGACGATGCGCTGACCCTGTGCCGCCCAATCACCCTTGATGTGCGGCATCAGCTCGGCAAATCTGCAGATGCGCTCGGCGGGGCGGTAAGCCTTCCCTGATGCGTCGGTCAGCTCGGGGTTGAATGCATAAGACCAGGTCGAGCAGCTGGCGGAACGCGCAAGGTCGGAGAGGTGGCGCTGGCAGGCAAGGCGGTGCCACTTGCACGCTGGAATACGATCGGCAACGACGGCGCGGGCGTACTGCGTTGCCCGGTCGGCGAAGCTTAAACGCTCTTCCACTCGTCCTCTCCTGCTTCCTGAAACAGATCGCCCTTGCGATTCTGTGATGGCTTGACTCGAGACCTTGACGACGGCGACATGCCAAAGCTCGCCAGGTATCGATCGCAATCCTGCTGGAGCTTGCCGACGATCCGCAGCAGCGCGGATTCGCGCTGGAATCCGGTCGGAGTCACCTGGATGAACACGGCCTCGGCTTCGTCCTGGTCGTTCTCGACGGCCTGCTGACGCTTGGCGTTAAGAGCCTGCTCAGCCAGCACCATGCGGGACCAGGTCTGGCAGTAGATCGCCAGTGCCGCGCGGTCCAGCCGACTGACCAGCCCGACATCGGCCAGCTCTTTCGTAATCCTGCGCCATTCCTTGCGCGCTTCCGGCGACAGATGCCGCGGGATGTCAGGGACGGCAACCTCCGGGTGTACCACATCCGACAGATCGAGCGTGCGCCGCCCAGGATTCCCCCGTAGC